CACTAAGGGACGCTTTTTTAGTATAATAGGTTCATAAGCAAAGTCACCAATGAACGTAAGACACGAAATCAAATCACAACTTGCTAAACTTCTTGCTACTGAAGATTTAATTGTAGAGAACAAGAAAGTAGAAACAGCACAGTTTAATGTTCACACTCGTGTACTGACATTACCTAACTGGGACAGAGCAAGTAACAATGTATATGATGCATTGGTAGCACATGAAGTAGGACACGCATTATTCACACCTGATAGAGATTGGTGGGAAGAAATTAAGATATCACCTTCGATTGTTAATATTGTAGAGGATGCTAGAGTTGAGAAATTGATGAAGAGAAAATATGCGGGTATTGCCAAAACCTTCTATAACGGGTATAATGAACTTTTAGATAACGACTTCTTTGAAATAGATGGTAAAGATCTTAGTACTTTTAATCTTGCTGATAGGGTTAATCTTTATTTCAAGGTTGGTGCGTGGGTTGATATATCTTTTTCGCCTATTGAAACATCGATTGTCAATTTAATTAAAAATGCAGAAACGTTTGATGAAACCCTATCCGCAGCAGAAGCGTTACATAACTACTGCCAGCAGGAACAGGAGAAATCCACTTCTCCAGAGACTGGTGAAGATTCTGGGGTGGATGACTCTAGTGTCGATAGTTCTAATAGCAATACCGATACTAGCGACACTGATAGTTCTGACGTGGAAGGTGATGCTGATACTGATTATAGGATTTCTGATGCTACTGATAGTGTAGGTGGTACAACTGGTAGTGATGAGATAGAAGTAGAGACTGCTAGTTCTTTAGAAGATGCTCTTAAAGGACTAACAGATGTTTCTCAAAATGGTAGAGAGAATGCTTATGTGGAACTTCCAAAGGTAGATCTAAAGAATGTTATTATTAACAATAAGAAATTACATTCTGAGATTGAAGAGTATTGGATAAATGAAGAGGAAGATTGGGAAGAACATTTTAAACTTGCTCAACATTTTAATGTAAAGCAGGAGGATAGATTTGATGATGCTGATGATAGGTTTAGGGAGTTTAAGAGAAATGCACAGAAAGAAGTTAATTATCTTGTAAAGGAGTTTGAGTGTAAGAAATCTGCTGATGCTTATGCTCGTGCTACTACTGCTAAAACTGGAATATTAGATACTGCAAGACTTCATACCTATAAGTACAATGAAGATTTGTTCAAGAAGGTCACTGTTATTCCTGATGGTAAGAATCATGGATTAGTATTCATACTAGATTGGAGTGGGTCAATGTCTCATGTGATGCTTGATACTCTTAAGCAACTATACAATCTATTGTGGTTCTGTAAGAAAGTTAATATACCTTTTGAGGTTTATGCATTCACTAATGAGTATCCTGACCCTGAGAGAAAACCATTCTATGAGAAGAAAGAAGGGTTTGCTTTAATCGATGAAACATTTTCTTTAATGAATCTATTCACAAGTAAGGTTAAAGGTAAGGTATTGGAAGATCAAATGAAAAATATCTTTCGTATTGCTTGTCTATTCAATCGTGATTTTGCTAGGTATAATATTCCTATAGGATTGAATCTATCAGGAACACCTTTAAATGAAAGTCTTATTTGCCTTCATCAGATTATTCCTCAATTCCAGAAGCAGAATAAGATTCAGAAAGTTCAGTGTGTAGTTCTAACGGATGGTGAAGGGTCACCTTTAAGATATAGTCAGGAGTTTAAACGTTCATCTTATTATGGTGATGATTCTTATGCTGCTTATATGGGAAGTCAAAGTGTTGAAAGACATTGCTTCATAAGGAATCGTAGGACTGGACATGTATATCCTTGTAGTCATATGGATCGTTATTCTGATGTAACAACGATTCTTATTGAGGATTTGAAACAGAGTTTCCCTAATACTAATTTTATAGGATTCCGTATTCTTCCATCAAGAGAAGCAGGACAGTTTATTCGCCAACATCTTGGATATGGAAGTGAAAAGTATGAAAAGATGATGAGGGTATGGAAGAAAGAGAAGTCATTCACTATTGATTGTGCTGGTTATCATTCTTACTTTGGTCTTTCATCATCTGCTATAGACAATGATGCAGAATTTGAAGTTGATTTAAATGCTACTAAGGCACAGATTAAACGTGCTTTCACTAAGAGTCTGAAGGGTAAGAAGATGAATAAGAAAATACTTGGTGAATTTATTGAACTTGTTGCTTGATAAATAAACACATAAGTTAACTGTAAAGCAATGTCTAAATTTGGCGATTTACTAGGTGGAAAGACACCTGCAACAACACCAGCACCTGCTCCTGTAGCACCTCCAGAGGTAAAGAAACCTCCTGCTCCTCCACTTATAAAGGAACAACCTAAAGCAGAAGGATGGGGTAAACCAAATCTGAAGGCAGGTAATAAGTAATAGGACAATTAAAAAAGTGACCACAAGACTCCTTCGGGGGTCTTTTTTATTGTTATAATATGTTCATATATAAGACACCTATCATTATGACTTTTGAACTTAAGATGACTGAAGAACAAGCAGTTGATGGACTAAGAAGTGTATACGGTAGTGAATTCACTGCTGCTGATGTTAAAGCATTTTGTGCTATGAAGGATATTGGTTATGCTACAGTAACTAAAAAGATACAGAAGTATAAAGTATCTAAAGGTAAGTGGAATCTTGAAGTAACTACAGAAGTAGTCGAGAACATTGAAAAATCATTCAGTGCTCCTGCTGTGGAACCACAAGTAGAAGAAAATCTTGTACCGGAGAAAGATGACACATTCGTTAAGTTTGGTCCTTTTGCAGACCTTAAAAAGATTATTTCTTCTAAGTTGTTTTATCCTTCTTTCGTCACAGGTTTATCTGGTAACGGAAAAACTTTTGGAGTTGAACAAGCATGTGCTCAATTAAAGAGGGAGTTAATCCGTGTTAATATTACAATCGAAACTGATGAGGATGACCTTATTGGCGGTTTCCGTCTTGTTGATGGTGCCACAGTCTGGCATGACGGACCAGTTATTCAAGCTCTCAACAGAGGAGCTATCTTGCTCCTTGACGAAATTGACCTCGCCTCAAACAAGATCTTATGCCTCCAACCCATCCTTGAGGGTAAAGGAATTTTCCTTAAAAAAATCGGAAAGTTCGTTAGACCAGCAAAAGGATTCAACGTTATTGCAACAGCAAACACTAAAGGTAAAGGTTCAGACGACGGACGGTTTATTGGAACTAACGTGCTTAATGAAGCCTTCCTTGAAAGATTCCCAGTAACCTTTGAGCAGGATTATCCAACACCTTCAACAGAATCTAATATCTTAGGTGGTATTGCTGCCAAGTTGGGTGTTACTGATACTGATTTCTGTAACAGATTAGTAGACTGGGCAGACATTATCCGTAAAACATTCTATGATGGTGGTATCGAAGAGATCATCAGTACTCGTCGTTTGGTTCACATTGTTCGTGCTTTCTCTATCTTTGGTAATAAATCAAAGGCAATTCAGACTTGTATAAACAGGTTTGATGATGAAACAAAACAGGCATTCCTTGAATTGTATGATAAAGTGGATGCAGAGTTTACTTTAGACTCTGCTGAAGATAAAATGTATGCGGAGGGTAACTGATGTCTAGGAAAATCCACACTGATGAGTATATGCAACCAGGATGGGATGAAACCCCATCAGGTTGTCACCCATATGTAAAAGGTTCACGTCACAATAAGATTGGTATGTGGATTATGTGTACTTATTATGTCTTAATCATTTTTATGGTTACTAGACTTGTCTGGGTATTGAATACATGAACCTTTGGGAAAATTACAAGTCCGTCCTTCATGAAACTATTGACCTCCATAATGGGGTTGATAGTTGTTGGGCACATTGGAAGTCTAAAGGTACTCATCTTTTAGCAAAAACTTACACTCATCCACACATCATCAAATCAAGAGAGGTAGAAATTTTTAATGAAAAATCTTGCATCTATAACAACATCATCTATCCTAAGACTGGAAGTAATCTTCCCTGTTTTGGCATGGATCTTATGGGATTCTTTGACAAGAAGGTTATAATAGTATTTGACTTTCAACATCCTGTAGAAAATTATCCTTTCTCTATTGATGGGTTACCTGTATATGAAGGTGACTATCGATTCTTTGAGATAGGAAATCATTTCTCAAAAAACATATACATTGCTAAATGTACAATGTCAGAAGTAGATGAGCATTTAGATATGTTTAAGACCTACTTGACGAAGTACAAAGATATGCTAGAATTAGAGAAACCAACTGGTGAAGACACTAGTGAATATAAAGACTTTGATACTTATATGACTAAACTTGATCCAGTATCAGGATATCTGACTGGTAAGTTTGGTAAGGAGGATTCGGAAAGTCTTGTAAACGATTTCTTATTTGAATATGGCGTGGTGGCTAGCTGACTCATTACTTAATGAAACTATGGATAAAGATTACCCAGTGAAACTTTCTGATACGGTAAAAAATTTACCCAAAACTGATGATGCAACTTACATCACAGAATATCCAGATGATGACCCATCATATTGTGGGTATGAATATACCCCTTTATCTGGGGATGAGGGAGAACCATTTAATCAGGATTTTCTAGCAGACAATGATGATCAAGCAGCACATCATTTTCAAACTCCAGAACAGTATCATTACCCACCCCTAAATATCGAGGTTCAACAAGAAAAGGAGACTATGGCGAATTATTTCAAATATCATGAGGAAGAAATACTCAAAGATATTGAAGAGTATGTATCAGCAACTTATAGAGGACACTATACTGGTAATACACACGAGTATAGGAATGTTCAAACATTAGATTTGATGGCAGCAAGGGACATTGCTTCTGGGTTCTGTCAAGCAAATATTATAAAGTATGGAAGTCGTTATGGTAGCAAAGATGGAAGGGAAAAGAAAGACTTGCTAAAGGTGATACATTATGCTATGCTATTGCTACACTTCGATGATCACTACGGTAAACCATCTATAACAACTGGAAACATTGATCACAACATGCCTTAATTATGAATTTAACTGACAAGACTTTAACTGTTTTAAAAAACTTTGCTGGCATCAACAATTCTATTCTTGTAAAAGAAGGTAATCAGTTGAGAACTATATCTGTTGCTAAGAATATTCTTGCTGAAGCGAAGATTGAAGAGAATTTTCCTCGTCAATTTGGTATCTATGATTTGAATCAATTTCTTAATGGATTGAGTCTTCATCAGGATCCTGATTTAGATTTCTCTCCAGATTCTTATCTATCGATACGTGAAGGTAAGCGTAGTGTAAAGTATTTTTACGCAGACCCACAAGTTATTATTGCTCCACCTGAAAAGGAGATTACACTTCCATCTGAAGATGTTCATTTTCAGTTAGAGAGTTTATCTTTAGAGAAACTTCTTAAGGCAGCAGCAGTATATCAACTACCTGATTTCTCTGTGATTGGTGAAGCGGGTGTAGTTAAACTTGTTGTTCGTGATAAGAAGAATGATACATCTAACAGTTTCTCTGTTGTTGTAGCAGAGACTGATAAGGTATTCACATTCAACTTTAAGGTTGAGAATATTAAGATTATTCCTGGTGCATATGATGTAGTTGTATCACAGAAACTTCTATCGAAATTTACAAATGATACTTATAATTTAAAATATTATATTGCTTTAGAA